CAATAGACGCAGAGCAACCACAGATAATCGACGAGTTAGCATTCGGAGCAATCGCAAGTAGATGTGCATTGCGCCTACCTGTGCCTGCCATATCAGGGGCTTCACCCCTTTCCTTAGCAAGGTCGCAGGTTGATTGCACAGCATCCACTTTGATTTGCTTAAACATTTTATAGTTTTCGCTAGTCGCTTGCCAAGACTCCCAACTAATTCCCCTGTCTTGCAGGTAACCGTGGAAGCCCATTGCTCCAAGGCCAATTGATCTTTCCATGTACGCACTATACTTCGCCTTCTCTAGTTCTTCCGGGGCATGCCTGATAAAGAATTTAAGAACATTGTCCAGTAGTCTGACCAAGTCCTGCACCATATAAGTTGCTCGCCACTCGTCATACTTTTCAAGGTTGACTGAGGAGAGACAGCAAACGGCTGTTCGATCTGTAGATGTAGCGAGATGAATCTCATTGCATAGGTTACTTCCTTTAATGGAAAGGCCAAGTGCTTTCTGAGACTCTGGGAGTCCTCGCTGAGCAGTGTCGATGAAGTTGAGGTAAGGGCTACCAGTTTTGAAGCGAGCCTCAATTAACCTTTCCCATAAGTATCTGGCGTTAATCGTAGATCGAACAACTCCTGTATCAGGACATCGTAGCTCCCACTCTTCGCCTCGCCATGCCGCTTCCATAAACTCATCTGTGAGATTGACTGCATTAAATAAGTTATAACACTTACGATTTGCGTCACCGCCTGATGGGTCTTTAAACTTAATGAACTCCAAAATCTCAGGATGAGATACATCAAGGTATGCCGCATAAGATCCTTTACGTGTTTTACCTTGCTTGTAGGCTGTCATCTGAGAGTCAACGACTTTCATAAACGGGACAACCCCCGGAGCCTTATCGCTTACAGGACGTACAGCAGACCAGTGACCACCGACTCCACCTCCTTTGACAGATAGCCATGCAACTTCAGTATTGTGATCAATAAGGGAGTCCAAAGTGTCATCAATATAAGAAAGAAAACAACTAATAGGAAGACCTTTGACTGCCTGTCCACTTGCTGGTGCGTTAGATAAGACCGGACTAGCGAACATAAACCAACGCTTGCTAGCGTAGTCATAAATACGTTGAGCAAAAGCATAGTCACCCTCACAATAAGCTACAGCGGCACGGGCAAACGCATGCTGTGCATGTGTCTCTGTATCTAGCATGTAGTAATCTTTTAACAGGGACATTGCCTGCCCTGAAAGATCTTCATCTCTTGAAAGATCTATTTCAATTCCTAAATATGGCACTACCATTTTTTCCCTTCCGTGGTTTGCAACAACTCACGCACCTTTCTTAGATACCACATTGCCTTACTCGCATTAGCAGTAGGTATTCCTTTCTCTAGCAAGCGATGCCCTGTGTATTTAAGAAAGTTTCCCCAGCAGTAGTATAGTGTACCCCGCTCACCCAGTACATCCTTGATGTAATCGTACGTTTCGATCCCGCCTTTATTGTAATGCTTTGGTTTTTCTATCTCGTCGTACTGATCATCATCAATCATGTCTTCCAAGAATGTTTCTATTTTCTTTGACACGTCATGCACTCCCAAATGTTTTGGTTGCAAAATCTAACGTGATAACTTTGCCGTCCTCACTGCGAGTAAAGCTTGGCGTTTTCTCTTCGCCGTCTTCTTGAATTTCTTCTAGCAGTTGTGTGTAGTTCTTAGTGAAGTATTCTTTTACATACGACATGAACTCATCGTCTTCTTCCATGAGAGGCAAACAAGAAGCGATCATCCCGCACAAACTTCTTATCTGATCAACCTCTTCTTGCGCTAGATCTTTTTGTATGTCTTCTTCTACGGACACGTTGACGTTACCTGTCCACTTGTCATTCTCAAACGTAGGTTCTACTACTACGGCAAATGAGGAGCCTCTTTTTTCTTCAGTCATGGTACTACCTTCTTATCTTAGTCAATGAAAATGGTATAACATTCTTATCATTAAGAGCTAACGTTTTTTTATTCTTTTCTTTTATCCACTCTTCCGGTACATCTTTATCTGCATACTCAAATCCATGCTTAACACACCAATCTGCATACGTAGTCTTAGCACCCTTGCGAATCTTAGATCTACTGCTAGTAAAAACAAAGCGTATGTCTAAGTCAGGATGCTGCTTCTGTATTACTAAATGTTTTCTTCTATCGTCTGGGGTAAACCTTCCCTTAGTTTCTATCAGAATACCATTCGGTAAAAGAAAGTCAGGGGTATACGTTCGATAGCATAGATCTTCCCACTCAATCTTGAGGCACTCATACTGAGCATTACAATGCCTAGCCACAAGAGAATCTTTCACTTGCGACTCTAGTCCCGAACGATACCCACGGCGTAACGCATTAGCGCGTACCTTATTTATTGGTCTCTTCATCTTTAGCTATCTCTACGTATGCAACGATAGGCGGTTCTTTCGCCTGCGATGCAAGTGAGGGTAGCTCTTGAAGAGAGGGCCAACACTTATACCTGTAGTTACACCAACTGCACTCATGGCCTAACACCTTATTGCCTGTTGGCTTCCTTCTAAACGTTTCCTCAACAGGCTTAAAGCAACGCTCAAACTTATTTTCTTCTAGCCTATCTGCTTTCTTGGCAACTTCATCTATGATGGTTGTCTGCTCAACCTTCATGTCCCACGCAGACACATACTTAAACTCACCAGTGCCTTTGTTGATTACCCACCACCCTCCGGGGTCTACTCCAAGCGCAGTAGCATAGCCAGCAAGCTGGCCTATGTAGCCAAAGGGATCGCTGTCTTTAAGCGTGGCGTAATCCTTGAACTTATTTTTGTATGACCATGGTGATGCAGACTTGACATCGTCAACCCGATTATTCAGGACTAAGTCATGCGTCCCCGGAATCTCATGCTTGCCAGCTTTCAACACAGACAGATGCCCATCTTTAAATTCTATCTTCGCCTCCGTTAGGATGCCCTTAAAGATAGCCTCAACAAGATCACCTAACATCATGTTCATTAGGAAATTAGCAGGCATGTCCGTGCCTTCTTCTGGATGGTTCTTGTCATACCATAGCTGACAGTACGCCCTGCCAATGTTAGACATACGTAAACCAAACTTACGTTTCTTAGGTTGCCTGAATTGTTTTTCCAATGACTCTTTTATATCCGTAATGACACGCTGGATTGTCTCATCTGACATACCAGCCTTGCCTTTACGAACATCCTCAAGATACTTGTGTATCTTTAATTCATCAGGATGATTGAGTTGCATTATGCGTTCTCGTCTTCATCTACGTCTATCATTTCAGATACGACACTTTCAGGAAGCGACTCTCTATTACTTTGTGTAATCTCATTCCATGTCTTGACAATGTATTCATTGTAATTGCCGATCCATTCTATGTAGTCCGTGAACTTCTTCTCGTCATCATCTGCTAGCTCAATGCTATCCGCCAAGTTAAGTTTGGCTGAAGGAAGATAGAAGGACGCACCAGTAGGTAGCTTATTCTCTTCCGACCCACACACTATGTGGTGTTGTACAGGTAGCTTTCTTTCTTTTGCTAGCTGAGTAAAGGGGATACCCATAGTCTTGAATGCATCTCTATTGTCAATCTCCCAAATAAAAGGTTGAACATCTGCCACTGTATCATTGCCCTCTGCATCTACCGGATTGACTAGGCGCACCTCGCCCAACAAAACGCGGACACGTTTGATCTGCTTCAGTAAAGTCTTTGTGTCATCCGGCAGAGATTGAAAGTCTTTGATGTAACCTGCGGGCTTGCCACAATTAAAGCCACCCTTGTTATCCTTTAAATCTCCATTGAGTTCATCTGACATTGTTGTCTTGACATACGTTTTGTTAACGGAGTCGTACCGCTTGTACATAAAACGCTGTACGAATACACGAATCTCTGCTGTCTCTGCGTACACACAACTATCATCTGGCATTTGAAGACGGTACATACCAGCAGGTACAACCTCCATGTTCTTCATCTTGCCTTTGACTTCAACCGATCCCATCACGGGCTGATTCCAGATACGTAATCTAGGCAGCGATGATGACTTAGACGACCCGCTCTTTGTATCAAGGGACATGCCCATTGCCTTTGCCATTTGAGCATAGTTGCCTGTGCTTAGTGTTGCTACTTCATTTGTCATATCATATCTCCTGTTGATCTAACCAATTGTACCCAACTTTAGCTTCTAACAAAAGCGGTACGTTAAAATTAATATTAAACCTGTCATCTATTATACTCTTTAAATCTCTATTAACAGAATCAATTACTTGTATTACTTCCTTCTCTTCATCTGGATGTATGTCAATCACAACTGAATCGTGAACGCTATTCACAACCAGTGAGTTCAACTTATCCATGCGACTTTCAATCTGTAACAGAACGGTAGGTACAATATCTGCTGTTGCAAATGACTGCACTGGGTAGTTCTTTATCGCAGTAAAGTAAGTCACCTGTCCATTGCGTTTCCTTTGTGCGTGAGGAAATGCAAACTGTCTACCACTAGGCGTAGTAATTTTCTTATGCGTTAAAACTTCTATAGCCAACTTACTGTGCCAGTTAGCTATTCCTTTATACTTTTCGATGAAGTGCGCGTAGTACTTTGCTTCGGCAGGTGTTCGTCCATATCCTGTGGCTCCGTACAAGGGGGCAAAGCTGTGGGCTTTTGCCTCCTGCCTGCTAATCTTCTGACCCGCTTCCGAAATGACTTGTGCTGTGTAGGCGTGGACATCAAACCCATCCTCTATTTCTTTCATTGCCGTCTCATCCTGAGATAGAAAAGCAGCTACCCTAAATTCTAGTTGAGCAAAGTCTGCCTCCATAATCTTTCCACCTGCCCAACGTGAGATGAACACACGCTTCACAGGGAACGTACCTCCTCGTGGCATGTTCTGCATGTTAGGATCACGCCCACTGAACCTGCCAGTAGATGTCATGTGCTGAGTAAGACGGACATGAAGTCTATTATCACGCTTAGTGAATATACGTATACCGTCCACGAAACTATTGAGGTACGTGTCCAGCGCAGATAATCGCACAAGGTTCGATAGGAAGGTCGCTGCTTCCTCCATGCCTTTACCAATTGCAACATTAGATAGATACTCCAGCTTGTCTTTGCTTGTGCTAAATCCATTTGCGCTATGCCACTTAGCACTAGGTGCGGAAAACTTCAGCCCCGCCAACTCAGGCAGAGCAATTAGTATGTACCCACGTCCAATACAAGTGCTACATTTGGTGGGTTTCTTAAAGTCAGAACCATCTTTTTTCTTCTTGTATATTGTTCCGTTACCTCTGCACTCCATACACTTCTGTGCCTTAGTTTTCTGTACGAAGTCAGAGGACTCCTTTACAAAACGCTTGAAGGCATCCTTTCCCATGTAAGGATTAGGTTGGTTAGCCCATACTGTTTTATCTTTAGGCTTTCTTGAGTACACCACCCACGATAATTGTTCTGGTGAATTCAAATTGATAGGTGTGTCCCCCATCAAAGACTGAACATGCTTATCTAACTGATAACTAAGCGTCTGTTTTTCTTTTTCAAATTCATCTCTTACCCTTTCCAACTCGACCATGTCCACTGTGAATCCATTCTTGTACGTACGAGACAAGAGTGCACATGTTTCCATTGTCAATGTAATAACAGTATGAAGTATGTGATTACTGTCATCACACAGATCAGCAGACTGATCATAGTAGAGAGACCAAGTCGTTCTAAGATCTCCGTAAAGGTATTCTTTAAGCTCTTCATACGGTATTTTATCAACGGCTACGCCATTCTTTAGATACTGCTTGAGAGTGTCTTGCTTTTTAAACTCAAGGTTGCGCCTTTCCGCACAGGCTTCAAGAGAAACGGGTTCCTTCTGCCCCCTCTGCAATATGTACTCGCATAACATCGTGTCATAGATAGCTCCCTCATATTTAAATCCTGTCTCCCATAGCCAGAGCAAATCGTGCTGAGCATTGTGTGCTATCAACAACGTTGTCTTATCTAGAATAGATTGTATCTCAAGGCAATCTTTCTTTCTATAGTCGTAGACACAATCATACTCCACATGATCGAACGTGAAGTGCTGAGGCTCCTGCCCTTGTACTTGTATACCTACCATGACCAGACTATTCTCTGGTTCGTAGGGATCTAGATGTAGCTTACCATCCCTTTTCGTTACTGTGTTCTCAACGTCTAATACAATTTTCATGTTCTGATATCTTCCATAATTCTTCTATAGATAGGTTGTAACAGTCTGATTTAACTACATAATTATTGTCTGGGTCAACTTCACCCTTCTTCATAAACACTGCGTTGGCATAGTATGCTTGTGGAGTAATGACTCCAAGTAACCAACCTATACTATAATCGTTCTTGACACGGACAAAAGCATAGTAATCACATTGTTGCTTAGCATTCAGTGCCGCCACACTGCATTCGTAATGCGGCCTTGGCTCAACAGATGTGCGTTTTGTTTTAACATCTATCGTCTGCCCGTTAAACGTTACTAAATCATACTCATATGTATTCTGTTGAGTAGCCCCCAGATAATCTGCTGTGATTATCTCGCCCGCAAAACCAGCGACATTACCTTGCCCCCTAGTAATACTATTATTAAGCCTGCCCATCTCGACGGCCTGATCTCTGGCCTTAATCAAATGGGAATCGGAAACTATAAGTGGAATCATACTGAGTACCTAGCCGTCTCGTGATCTAATCGGACATGAAGTGTACCATGCCAACCGTTTAACTTGTTCTTCGCAATAGTTATGTGTCTCTCCTGCCTCTGATCTTCTGTCATCTCAGGCATCTCTACGTTACTTGATAACAAGATCATCAGGTCTGCCTCGGCAGCCTTGCCCGTCTTGCTTCCTTCTAACATAGATTGATTAGGTGTAACTATTCCTTGTGCATCAGCAGATAACTGAGACATGTAGAACAAAGCACAGCCATACTCTTTCGCTATCATCCGTGCATGGATTGCCGTTCTCTTCAGTGCTTCATGTTGAGGTATGTTATTAGATACGTCTGCGAACTTGTCTCCCATGTCCAGCACTAGTATGTCAGGATTGTACGTCTTGCATACGGACTCAACCCAGTTCATATCATAGCCAGTTGTATCCTTTATTCTTATATTCTTTTTCATCTTTAGATATTTATGTAGCGCAACATCGGGCTGCCTATCTATCTGCTTTTCTGTCATGCCGCTACACGCACCGAGGTATCTCCCTGCAACTTTAGTTGTCTTCTCTTCATTACATAGGATGATGCAGGAAGCTCCTTGCTCCGCGAATCCTCCCTTGCCCGCAATCATACTGGCATGAAAGGATGTCTTGCCTGTGTTAGGGCGAGCTGCACAGAATATTAGTTGCCCTTCGTTGACACCCTCCAACTTATCCGCAAGGGTAGGCAGGTTAAACTTCCATCTCGTGGACAGGCGGTTAGCCTCTCGTATAGTTTCAAACTCTATGTCATCCCACTCTACCTTCACTTCAGGTATGAAGTCGTCACTGTACTTGGTTAGTAAAGCACGTAATGATTCTAACGTCTTAGCCTCATCATTGATGTAGTCAACGCCAAGCGTAGCTATCTCTCTGCCTAAGTACCGCTTGAATAGAGAGGCGACCACATCAGATGCTATGTCGTTACCTATGTCAGGGACACTCCGCATCTGAGAGAAGATCTTTTCGTACGGTTGCCCATTCGCAGTTGTCATCTGTGGCTGTGTACCAAAGAACAAAGCGGACACTTCTTCAACAGTTAAATCCCTGTCGTACTTAATCATTGCCTCATCTATGAGCGTCTTGATCTTACCCTCAGAAGGAGAGAATATTTTATGGGGGCATCTGCCTCCCTTGTGCTCAGCATAGAAGTCCTTACTTAGTAGGCGTTTTAACAGTGCCGCTTCCATTCTTCTTGTCTCCAAAGATTCTGTCCCACCCATCACGGTATTGCTTGGTAGGTATTTTAGTTACAATCTCTGATGGCTTCTCACGATTATTAATCCAATCTTGATTGCGCTCATTGTTTGCATCACGCCAATGCTTACTCATGTGAGGTACTCCTTAATCGCATCTTCTAAGTCAGCGTTGTAATGCACAGTAGGCTGTGGATGTCCCGGCCTTGAAGATAATCTATCCACAAGAGTACGCCACTTAGCATATCCCATGTGATCATCCGACATGTCAGCCTCTTCCATCAGGAATAGTGCCCACAGATAGGCACACTTTCCTGTGAACCCCCTGCCTGTGTCGGGTCTTTCTATGTATGGCATCTTATTCATGCTGTTTTCTTACCGCCCCACGCCTTTGTTATTGACCAGTGACCGAAGGGTACAGTGCCATGCCACGCCATGTCAAACAAACTATCTTCCGGTGGTGTAACGACACGGACAATGGTGTCCTTACTTCGCAATGGAAAGTCGGCAAGCCTAGTCTTTCTTTGCTTAGCTACCTGCGATTTGATAGCACCCCATGACTTACCTAGCGCATGGCCTATGTCATCGTACGACATGTTGGCCTTGTACATATCAGACAGTACATTCACTTCTTCTTCTGACCAAAGATTAACTATCCCACTCTTGCTAGTTTTCTTATGATTACGATCCATTGGATTTCTTTCCCCACTGTTTTGTTATTGTCCAATGCCCAAAGGGCACAGCACCTGACCAATCCTTATCGAAACTTTTAGATGCGTTTGTGCGCCTACCAAATCTAAACCCATGCTCTTTGTACCATGTCTTTGTGCGAGGGCTAATGCCTAGTTTCTTTCCGTGTCGGTAGACGTAGCCACTGACAACGTCACCGGGCAAGCACATCCTTGTAGCAATCTCTCTAGTGTGTAAATTCTGCTTCCAAAGGGACACTAACTTATCGATTCTGTCCCGCGTCCATTTTGTCGCATCTTTATTCCCCGGCATGCTTATCCTTTTTATCTAAGAATGCAGAGACCTCATCCCTGATTCGCTTGTTTCTCTTTAACCAACACTGAGCACAGCAGTAGTCACCACCATCCTTAGTGAGGGCATCTTTGCCACAGTGAGCACACGTAAGGAGCATCCCGTAACAGTAATTACATTTCTTGTTACCCATATACTAACTCCGATAGCTTAGCTATGTCATCCTCTCTCTTATATTTGATGTCGTCATATAGGTATACAGCTTTGCAGTTCAGTTCATGCGACATCTTAATTGTTTTGTCTAGGGCATCCGCATCAAGAGCAATGATCACATTGTCCCAGTGCTTTTCTATGTAGTCCTTATGAAACTGTGTGAGTTGTGTACCTAGCAACGCTAAGCCACAGACCTTACCTGCGGTAAACAGATTGCTTACAACATAAGCACTGATGGCATCCTCAACTACAACAACAACATCTGTACTGTTCACATCCCCTTGTGTATATGGCATAGGAGATGCGGCATAGCGTAGCCACTTGGGTTGCCTGCCTGTAAGCGACCTGCCTACTGCATCGACAAGAACATTACTCTCTGTGAGTACAGGAAATACCACACGATCTTGCCTAACATCATAGAAAACTTTCCTTGGGCTGATGCCATACCTATCTAAGAACGTAGGATCTATTGTATTTTCTATCGTGTGATAGGGTACAAGGTAGGGAGGCTTCACATAGGGACATAGATCCTGTTGATTGGATGCCTCCCCTTGCCTATCCTTACCCGCTAGGCGGGCAAGTGCTCGCTCTATTCCATCTTTGTCCATGAGGTGGTGATGAACACCAGAAATCTTGCATGTATTTTTGTAGCAGTTGTATAGCTTGTGTCCATACTCACTTGTCACCGTGAAGGTGTTCTTACCTCGGCACAGGGGACAGTCTCCTCGATAGGTCTGCTGTTCCGACAAGCCTAAGCCATCCAGAAAATCGGATATCTTAATCATGCGAGATCCTTATATGTACTTTTGCCGGTGTGAGCAGAGCGGAGCGTACATGCTTCAGTGGAGCTAAGCAAGGTATTTTTCATGTACGGTACAACGCTAGCAGGAGTGCTGTGTCCGGTCACAGCCATAATCTGAGGCATAGATACTCCAGCCTCACACATCTCTGTTGTGCCTGTCCTACGTAGGTCGGCAAGCCTAAGTGTATGGGGTAGCCCCGCCTCCTCCTTCACCCTGTTGACCCACCCCGACACGCGATACAGGCTGTACGCTTTCATATTATCTACAACGTTAGGCGCAACCAATGGCTGAAAATCTAAGGCAGCCTTCTGTTCTAAAAGCATAGCCATTAGATTCTCACTGATAGGGATCTTGACCTGTGCTCTTCGCTTAGATTGTACCAACTTAACGTACTTCTCCTCAAAGTTGATCGAGTCCCATGTCAAGGTACGCATGTCACCCACACGTTGACACCATTCGTAACACATCTGTGCTATCAGTCCTATTGATCGTGTCCTCCATTCACTGTATGCCACGTCCAAAAATGCAGTGACGTTTTCCCGTGACCATACAACACGCCTCGCAGGCTCTTTCTTTGATCGTACCTTACGCCATGGATTGACATCTGCTATGTT